ATTATATATAAAAAGGTTCTAGCTCCCTTTGTGTTTGTATACACAGGATGAAATAGAGTATGAAACAATTAAATAAAGCTAATCGGCTGTCTTAAAAAAAGGCCATAAAACGGAAAGCTTGGATACTTCGGGTGGGTAGCCCAAAAAGGCCAAGTAAGTACTAATTAAAAATCCTAGAATAAGGGCAGAATCGCTGGCTATTCAACAAAACAGCATAAGAACCATTTCGGTGTGTCATCGGTGGGGAAAGTAAGTTATCGAAACTGACTTTGCGTTGTTGATGTGTCGTCTGTCTAAATCGAAATGCTAGGGGGGTGGCAGCTTAAAATTGTAGCGTTGCATTGGGAGCAATTGGTAAAAAAGTCTTCGGACTCGACCCTTGTAAGTCACTAAAAGCGTTTAGTTGTTTTAAATTTGGATTGGTCCAGTAGAAATACTGGGCCATCCATACAAAGAATTAAATAATTGAAAGGACAGTAATGTCAAAAAATACAAACACAGATTGGACTATTCAATGTGCAGTCTCTAGTTGTGGCTGGACAAAGTCTATGCCTAACAACGAGGGCGCATTAGAAGTAATGGTCCACGGTGGATACGGCGACTTCATTGATTGTTTCAGTGAAGAAGACGCTCCACAATTCACATTATGTCATAAGCACGCTCACAGGTTTGCTAACTGGCTAAATAACCCAGCAGTATTGCACCCAGCTTGGGGTCATTCGCACAATGGTGGCGAAAATGGCTTTTGGTATGGTCATATTGGTTGGGACCAAAAAACTTGGTTGGCACACCTACGTACTTTTACGTGGTGGTTGTTCAAACAACGTAGCTTTAAAAAAGCTTGGTCAGAATTAGTTGAATCACTTAGAAGTCACATCAAGTGGACTCGTGCTGATATCAACGATTCAAGCACACCAGTTGTTTGGCCACAGTTCTTTTTTCAACTATTTTTCTTAGATAATGCTTATCGTGGCACTGTTGCTCAGTGGAAACGCAAGTATGTATCTTGGAAATATCAAAAAGCTGCAACAATATATCGTAAATATAAGTCTTTTTACTCAGAACTTTGGGAGAAAGTAATCCAAGAGGATTTAACTCCATCTCAAAAAAATCTGCTAATAGACATTGGTAAAGCTTTAGAACAGCAAGAAGAGGAATAATCCTCTAAAAGCTGTTTATAATAAGCTTGTGCCAAAAGATATATTAGAAGCAGTAGCTCAAACCAAGCAAAAAGTTTACAATATAACTTTTCCGCCACTTCACGATGCGCAAAAGGAAGTCCACGACTCAGATGCTCGTTGGAAAATCCTTTGCGCTGGCCGAAGATTTGGTAAATCCAGACTCGGAGTACAAATGTGTATGGAAGTGGCACTTGCTGGTGGCCGTGCTTGGTGGGTTGCGCCTACATTTGCTATTTCTAGGGTGGGTTGGAGAGATATCCAAGCTGCCGCTGCATCATTTCCCGAAGAAATGGGTGTAAATATCAAAGTTGGCGATATGCAAGTAGATTTTAACAATGGTGGCTTTATTGGTGTTCGTTCTGCAGACAATCCTCAAAGATTAAGAGGTGAGGGTCTTGATTTCCTAGTTATGGACGAGGCTGCATTCGTAAAAGAAGAAACTTGGACAGAAGTTCTTAGACCAACACTTACAGAAAGAAAAGGTTCTGCTCTCTTTATCAGTACTCCAAAAGGAATGGATAATTGGTTTTATAGATTATTCGAAAGAGCAGAAACAGCAGACGACTGGCAAAGATTTCAATTCCCATCTACAGCTAATCCTTTAGTAGAAGAATCAGAAGTAGAAGCTGCAAGAACAGAAATAGGTTCTTTAGTATTCGCACAAGAGTATGAGGCCAAATTCATATCTGAGGGTTCTCAGATGTTCAAGCAAGATTGGTTCAAATATTATCACGAGGGTGTTGGCCAAGTTCACGCTGACGGTGAAACTTATGATTTAAACGATTTAACACTATTTGGTTCTGTTGACTTAGCAACATCTACAAGAGAATCTGCTGACTATACAGTCATTGGAAGTTTTGGATTACATCAACCAACAAAAAAACTATTTATTTTGGATATGACCATTGCAAGAATGGAAGCTCCAGATATTATTCCAGAAATTAAAAAACACGTTGTTAGAAACAATCTTGAATGGGTAGGAATTGAAAAAGCAGGTTTTCAGCTAGCTTTAGTTCAGTTTGCAAGACGTGAGGGCCTACCAGTCATTGAATTAAAGGCTGATAGGGACAAGCGCCAAAGAGCACTTCCTTTATCTGCTAAGATGGAAGCAGGATTAGTTTATCTTCCTAAGAACGAAGAGTACTCTTGGGTTGCTGACGTGGAACGTGAATTACTTACGTTTCCCGTTGGAGCACACGACGATATTGTCGACTGCATCTCATACGCAGTGATACAAGAGCGACGTCAAAGGAAGTGGGAAGCATATTAATGGCTGAAGAGAAGAAAAGTTTTTATAGAAGAGCGGTCGAATACTTACAAGCACCGCCAGAGAGACAACTTAAAGGTTTAACATATAACCAAAGTACAAACAGTGCTTTGGATTCTGCTGTATTTGGATACAATACATCATCTGGTCAATTCCCAGCAAAACTACTTGAAGATATTGGTGAGGGAACTGGTAATTCAGCTGTAGTTGCTTGTCTTAATGTACTAGCTACTTCTTTTGCTGAACCACCACTTAAAATTTTTAACAAAAACTCAGACGGAGACGAAGAACAAGTCTCTCATCCAGTAGAAATGCTTATGAGTAGGCCTAATCCTTTCACTTCTGGTTCTTTACTTTCCCACTATATTGTTACCGCTATAAACGCTAGCGGTGATGCATATATGCTTAAAATAAGAAACTCATCTGGAAGAGTTATCCAACTAATCCCAATGATGCCAGATAGAGTTGTTCCTAGAGGAAATGAAGATGAACTAATCACTCACTACGAATATTACGGCGCAGCCAATACAATGGGTGAGTTTGTTGTAATCAAAAAACAAGATATAGTCCACATCCGACAAGGAATAGACCCAAATAACCATAGAAGAGGTTTTGCTCCTCTTAAATCTGTTTTAAGAGAACTTCTTGGTGACGAAGCTGCTGGTCAATACGCAACAGCTCTTCTTCACAATATGGCTGTACCTGGCGTTATATTAAGTCCAAAAGATGATGCTACAGGTGGTCCATCAAGAGAAGAAGCTGAAGCTATTGCTAAAATGTATAAATCTAAATTTGGCGGTGCTAACAGAGGTGCTCCAATGGTTCTTACTGGCCCAATGGATGTAAAACCAGTTTCATTCTCTCCAGACCAAATGGATTTGAAAGAATTAAGAAGACTTCCAGAAGAAAGAGTTTCTGCAGTTTTAGGCGTGCCCGCAATTCTCGCAGGCCTCGGGGCTGGACTGGATGCGGCCACGTACAACAATACTCGTGAATTAAGAGAGTTTTTTACAGAGCAAAAACTAATCCCAATGTGGAAGACAGTAGCTAATGAGTTGACTCATCAATTACTTCTTTCAGACTTTACTAATGATACAAGTACTTACTGTGCTTATGATTTAGATAAAGTCAGAGCTCTTGCAGCAGATAAAAATGACACCTTTAAGAGATTCAATATGGGTGTTGCTGGTGGATGGGTAACTATCTCAGAAGCTAGAAAAGCTGCAAATCTTGACACAGATGAAACACACGATGTTTATCTAAGACCATTGAATATGGTTGCTGTCCCTATAGAACAAGGTAATCAGCCTTATCAAATAACACAAGACCAAGCTGATGCAGTTCAAGAGGCTGGAATCAATATTGAGGGCTTAGATTTGAAAGCAACGTTATCTTCAACTTCTTTACCAGTTGAGTCTATAAGACAAGACAGAATTGAAATGGTAGAGGAACCAAGAAATGAAGAAAAGTACATTGCACAAATGCCTAATGGTGCTTGGTGTGTTATAGGTCACGAAGATGAAAAAGTTATAGAATGTTTTAAAACAGAAGCAGAGGCAGAGGCTTTCTTAGAAGATATGAAAAAATCTTTTAAAGCTCCGTCTATTTCTGCCAAAGTTAAAAAGACACTTCAAAAGAAAGTAACAGACCACAACAAAAAAAATCCTAAGTACAGAGCTACTTATGGAATGTTAGCTGCTGTTTTCAGAAGAGGAGTCGGAGCATATAGAACTAATCCAGCATCAGTTAGAGGTAACGTAACTGGTGCAACCCAGTGGGGAATAGCCAGAGTTAACGCCTTTTTGAAAGGCCTTAAAGGTAGATTCCCTAGAAAACCATTCGACCGAGACTTACTTCCTAGCGGACATCCTTTGTCTTCTAAGAAAGAAGCAGAGAATGTTATTGACGAATTAAAAGTATCAACTGAAGAAGCAGAAGCTTTACTTTATGCAGAAAGAATGGAAAATGAAACTGCAGCAAAAGCTAAATCTGTAAAAGTTGGAGATACTGTTAGTTGGTCAATAAATAAAGACCCAGACCCACCATCAACAGTACACGGTGTCGTTACTTCTGTAAAAGAAGAAGAAGCAACTATGGTAGTTTGGGCAATAATGGATAATGGTGACCATAAAAAAACTGACAGAAGTGTCACAATGCCTATATCTAAATTAACAAAGATAAAAGATTGGCGTAAAGATGCAAAAGCAAAAGATGATATTACTAACTTCCCTAAGAGTGGAGATAATCAAAAAATATCTTTAGCTAATTCACAATACAAACAATTTCCAGATTTCAAGTACGTAAAAGACTTGAAAGAAAACTATCCGACTATTTGGCGTAGAGCTGGTACTGGTGGTAATCCACCAACTGCTTTCACTGGTAATGATGCATTCAATAAATGGTCTGCATACAAAAAAGGTGATAGAAGTCCTAGCGTTCTTTCTTGGGTTAAAAGACGAGAAAGATTTATGAATCGTCATAAAGGCAACAATAGACTTAACGGTGCTATTGCTGTTATGAAGTGGGGTGGAGTAACTACTGGCGGAGTAAGCGAAATGAAGAAATTAGTCAATGAGCAAAAGAAGAAAGTTGATGCTCGTAAGAAAAAAGCTGATATTTTGTTATCCGAGAAAACCAGTGAAAAATAGATGTTAAAATATTATTTAGAGAAAGTAATTTAGGGGAAATAAATTGAATAAAGAATCTAAAAATTTTGAGTTTAAAGCTGTTGACGACGAGAAAGGTGCTGTTGAAGCAGTATTCTCAGTCTTCAATAATATAGATACAGACGGAGATGTGGTTTTACCAGATGCTATAAAATCTGGATTTAAAGATAACCAAGTTCCAATGGTCTTCGCTCACAAGTGGGACCAGCCAATTGGCAAAGGCGTCATAGAGTCAGATGACGAAAAAGCAACATTTAGAGGTACCTTTTTTATGGATACCGAGGCTGGTAAGGAGGCTTATCATTTAGCAAAAGGAATGGGTGACTTACAAGAGTGGTCGTTTGGATTTAGAATAAACGATGCTGAAGTCAAAGAGTTCAAGAGCGAAGATGGTGATGAGATTAGTGCTAGATTCTTAAAGGACTTAACTGTATTTGAAGTTTCCCCAGTCCTAGTTGGTGCTAATCGTGAAACATATACGCTAGCAATTAAATCTGGCGAAGAAGCAGTCTATGAAGATTCACAAAAGGCTGCCCCTAAAGATTTATTCAAAACACAAGAAGAAGCAGAAGAAAGAGCTAAAGAATTAGGATGCTCTGGTTTTCATAAAGAAATGTACGAGGGTGAAGAATACTTTATGCCTTGTAAGGACCACGCTTCTTATCTTGCATCATTAGAGAAAAGTTTGAGGAATGACGTTGAAGAAAAAGACGCTTCCGAAGATTCTGAATCTGATACTGGCTTGACAGGTGTCCGATTTTCAGACGAGGTAAAGGATGTGCTTGCTGCATTAGAGAGCCTCATAGTAAGAGCAACTAGCATAAGCGAGTTGCGTAAGGGAGAGGGCAGAAAGTTGTCAGAACAAGCAACTTCCGCACTTAGAGCCGTTCGAGAAGACTTGAACGATGCTTGGGCCGAAATTGACCAACTCATTGAGGACGTCAGTGTCGAACCAGAAGCTACAGAAGAAGATGAAAAAGAAGAAGATTCATCTGCAACAGAAACTGCTGAAACTGAGGAGATAGTTTCAGAAGTTGAAACACCTGCTGAGGAGATAGCAGAAGAAGTCGCAGAAGATTCAGATTCTGAGGATTCTGAGGAAGTAGTTGAAGAAGCATCTGATGAAGTAATCGAGAACGAAGAAGAAGAAATCGCTGAAGCAGAAGCTCCAGTTGAAGAAATTTCTGAAGCTCCAGAGATGGAAGAAGATGACTCTGAATTTTTCGCAGAAACTCAGCAAATTCTTGCTGATGCTGCGGTAGCGGAAATCGACGAAGAAGTATAAGCTATTAAATAAGGAGACATTTTCTCGTGTCAGATATAAAAGAACTTAGAGAAAAAGTCGCTGCTAAAAGAGCTGAATTAAAAGAGCTTTTCGAAGCAAACGAAGACGGCAAGTACTCATCTGAGCAAAAAGGAGAAATCCAAGCTCGTAATGAGGAACTTTCTGGCTTAGTTGAGGAAGTAAACATACTTTCCGCTAAAAGTGCTAATGAAAAGGCAATGTCTGAAGATTCAGAACCTGTAAGCGGTGGCTACGCTGATGAAGCTGCTTCAGCACCTACAGTTGGAGATGCATTCGTTAAATCAAATGCATATCAAAACTACATTGAAAAAGGTGTTGGCGGAATTGATTCAACAGTCAATTTTAACCCAATGGGTTACAAAGCAACATTAGGCGCGGGTACAAGCAACTCCTATCCACCAGAAGTCTTAAGACAACCTGGCGTGTTAGAGACAAGCTTAAGAGACCCAAATGCTGTTATTGGAC